TGGGTTAAATGCTATTCTTTGCCATGTTTCAAAAAATTTCTTTTCTCTCATATCATTGTGACAATAAAGAGTTGCACTAACATCACCAAATGTATATCCTTGTACTAAGTTTCTAGCAGGGCCATATATTGTTTCATCAGCAACTGTTGTTAAAGCACGAGAAGGTAATGCTATAGTGTGACATTGATATGCAACATCTCTTGTAATACCACCACCTATATCTTCAAACAATATTTGTGAAAATAAATTTTGTGATGCACCAGGGCCACCTGTGCCTCTACTACCTGATGGTGCTCCAAATCTTACTTCATATCTTGAAGGTAATGCAATACCATCATCATCTCTTAGTGGTGCAAGTAATTCATTTAATACTGATGCGGAACCTGCCTCTATTAAACTACCAAAATCTAATGCCATTATATCATTCCTCTTGATTTTGCAAATACATGACTATCAGACTGTTTTTTAAATCTCTGTACAGGTAATAGTGTTGCAATCATAAATTCATCTGCTTCTACTTTTCTAAACTTAGACTTAATATTACTTGCTAGATATCTTTTTAGACAAGGTTTAACTAAATCTACTTTTTTTAATTTACTATAATCCACTCTTAATTTTGTAGATTCATCAAACTTGTTATTATTACTATAATCTACTAATCTATCTAATAATCTTAATCTCATAGGCATAGATAGATAATGTAAATTGATTCCTAAAAATCCATTGTTATATTCTTCAATGGGTAATACTAAAGGAAATGTATCATAATATGGTAACTTATCCTTTAACTTAGGGTCATATACAAACATATTTAGTATACCAAAGGTAGGCACTGATGTTCTTTTACCATCACGAATTAAATCTGCAGACTTTGGGGTACCAAACTCTTTGATTTTATCACGAAACCATTGGGTTGATTTAGGTCTACCACCTGCAGCGTCTAAAACACTTTGGATATATTTACTTCTTGCCATATGTTTATTTATAAGGATTGTATAGAATTATACAAGAAAAGTGCCCCTATAGAATAGAGGCACTCGATAGATTACTCAGCTAGTTTTTCAAAATATGCTAATGTATCATCTTCCTCAACTACAGGTGTTTCCACTTTTGTAGTTACAGGTTTTGTATCAACTTTAGGTGTTGCAACAGGTGCATCATCTAAATCATCAGCAACATTACCAACTTTTACAGTACCAGAAAGGACTGCATCTAGTCTAGATTTTAACTCATCATAAGATTTAAAGTTTGTTGGAGCAGTAAACTCTGCAAGAGAGTGTTGTGCTTTCCAAACTTTATCTGCATCAGCGTCATCTTCAAATAGTTTAGATGTATCTTCAAACTCTGATTTATCATAGTTCCAATAGCCATCTACTTTTCTGATTTTTAATTTGAAGTTAGCACCTTCCCAAAAATCAAATGGGTTGATTGCCTTTTCATCTTCAAACTCTGGTGACATAGCAGCAGTTAACTTATCAAAGATTTTCTTTCCGTAACGGAACAAGAATACTTTACCTTCATTCTCTGGGTGTTTCGTATCACTTACTACATAAATGTTTGAGAAGTATTGTAATTTTCTTTTCTGTTTACGAGCAATCTCTTTATCAGATTCTAAACCTGTATTCCATAATCTAGTGTTATGTTCAGAAACAGGGTCTTTCTGATTGAGTGTTGTAAGAGAGTTTTCAATGTACCATTGACCTGTTGGGCCTTGAAATGCATGATTCCAAACTTTTGCCCATGGTAGGTCTTCACCTTGAACGGCAGGTAGAAAACGAATGACTGCGTATCCATTACCAGACTTATCTAGTTCTGGTTTCCACAACCTTTCATCTACATATGATTTTTTCTCTTGGGGTGCAGTTTCGCCCTTTGCAGCATCTAACAGCTTATTAAGGGACCCACTACTCTTTAGGTTATCTAATGACATATTTTTTCTCCGTATGTTATTATATTTTATCGTATGTTTATATGTGTATCTTGCGATACATAACTATTTATAATAGTTAATCTTGCAACTATACTAGGTATTGCAAACTTTGTCAAGGGTTTCATATGAAATACTTTTGACATTATTACACTCTAGTGGTTGCTTTTCTGAATCAACAACCCAATAGAATTGTGTTTCAGAAAATTCTTTAAATACTGTGATTAATTGACTTACCCATTCATCAGTATTAAATCCTTTTGAATCAGATGGTAAATAGTTATCTGTTCCTTTGTAAATATTATTAAGAGGTTCATCATAATCACTTAGGTCAAATCCTAACATGTATACTTCATCAGCACCCTCTTGACATGTTAAGTGTAATGCAGTTGCTCCTGCACACCAGTTTCTAGGGAATTCTATATTGTTTACTTTATCCTCATCTTCTACCCATGTAATATAAAGACCTACATTTTTAAAACATTTTCTCTTAGCATCTTCTTTATCTAAATTTGGAAACTTGATTGTTAACTCTTGATAGTTTTTCTCTGCAGTTTCATATTCTTTTCCTTGAACTACACAATTTTTTCTATCATACCAACCATAACCACTATTGTCATTTCTCTTAGGTGTTTCAAATATGTTTAATGGTGAAAAACCTTCTTTTATAAACTCTGGGTCAAAACCCTCTAGTATTGCCCAATCTGCAAAATGACATTTGTTTTTAATTGGATAACCAGACTTGTATATTTCTTGTTGTATCTCATAATCAATAGCAACTAAATTATCAACTTTACAATCTCTGTAAATTGCATTACATCCCCATGTTGTGAATCCTTTATATTTTTTGGTTATATCCCAAACTTGTCTAGATTCACCATTTCCATAAATTAAACTTTTCATGATATTTTAATGTTTGTAACTTTAGAGTTATCAAATCTGTTTTTTATATCTTCCTTTGCTTCTTTTAAACTTAAATGTTTAGAAGCATACACAAAAGTATCTTTACCATCTAATTTTAATGTGTATTTTTTATATTGTGATTCTTCATTCATAACAACGCCTCCAAATGATATTCATAAATTCTTAACATCCAATCTGTAAAAAAATGATAGTGTATAATACCAGCAAATAGTATTAATGAACCTACTGTATTAACAACTATCAATGACCAGTCTTTCCATATCCAGCCCACTATTAACCAACCTGTAATACCTGTAAATTGAAAGTACATATTATATGGATACATATCCATAGCCGTAGTGGCAGCACCTATAATCAAGACTATACTTGCAAACCATTTTATATACCAATCTATTCCGTTTGGTCTATCCATTTTTCTAAATCTTCCATTGTTACAAATTCTAAATTACTTATACCTTGAAATTTATTCTTTTCTTCTTGTGGTGATACCCAATAAAAATTTACATTCTTAAATTTTCTCATGACAGTTTTCATTTGATTTTGCCATATTGTAGAATCAAATCCTTTATTATAATCAGGTAATAAATGCACATTACTTAATGGTTTACCTGTTGTTGCTAAATCAAATCCTAACAAGTAAATATTTTCTGCTCCTTGTTCACAAGCAAAATACATTGATGTGCTACCAGCACTATTTCCCTCAAACTCATCTATGTCTATTATATCCTCTTTTCCTGTTATCCATGAAATGTATAAACCTGTATTTCTCATACACTTGTGTTTGAGTGCCTCTATCTCACCCTCATCTTTTGGTTTATCCATGTTGTAAAACTTTTGTAGAGCAGTAAATGGATTCTTACCTCTTACCACACAACTTGTTTTTCCTACTTTGCTATTTTCAAAAATCTGGTCTTTGTCAAAACCTAGTTTTAATAACTCTAAATATCTACTACCCCAAGCAGGTTTATCAATAAATCGTTTTGGTAACTCATGCCAGTCTGAAAACCATAATGTAGAATCTGTATAATTGTCTTGAATTATTTCATGTTGTCTTATGTAATCTACTGCCACTAAATTATCTACCTCTATATTTTCACGATATATTCTATTACAACCCCATGTAACTATGCTCTCAAATTTTCTTGGTTTAAAATCTAATCTAGATTTACCATTTCCATAGATTAATACTTTACTCATAATTATTTTTTATATCTTCGTAAGTCATAATATCCTTACCCATTTTAGTTTGGTAATCATGTAATTTAAGTCTTGATTCTAATCTCATACAAATAAATCTTCTAGGATATTTTGATTCTTTTCTATCTGTTATATAATGCCAACTAAGTGGTGTATTAGGAAACAATACAATTTTGTTTTCACCATACTCAAATACTTTTTCTTGTTTTGTGGTAGGATTATGTAACACTAAATTACCACCATCATCTTTTTCATCTGGGTGTTTAAAATACCATAACCCTGTTACTAATTTATTACCACTATCAATATGTAATTTTCTCATAGGATATGCTTTATCAGGTGGATTCTGTGAAAACAAATGTGAACATACTCCTATTAGTTTGTCTTGGTCAAGTCTAGGATAAAATTCTTGAAACACATTTTTACTTTTACTCAATATACCTAAAATAATATCATTTAATATCATATTAATTTTATCATCTTCTATGATTGTATTTGACCTATTTTTAATTTTATTCCACTTCTTTTTAGTGTCATCATCATCCCACATACTTTTTACATGGTTATAAAAATCATCTGGTAAAGAACCAGTAAAATGTGGCCAGGGTGTATCGTGATAATTAAGCAAGTTTCATATCCTCAATAACTTTTGATGTATTATATTTTCTATTATCTATATTTGTCCATACCAAACTTTCTGGCACTTCCCATAATTGGTCACAGTTTTTACAATATGATATGTCATCAAACCTTTCTTCTTCGTGTGCCCTAATTAATTCTTGATATTCTTTACTATCTAAAATCTCTTGTATTGTATTTGTATCTAGATGACCAAGAGTTGCCTCTTTGTCATTTCCTAAAACCATACAACAAGGTACCACTGCACCTTGATGTTTATCTAAACCACCAGCTCTAACTTGTAACATAGATGCCGTAGGTCTACCACAACTTCTTCTTTTATCTTTTCTTCTTTCATATACAACTTCATATTCACCAGACCAATTATGCATCATCCAAATTTCTGACTTTGCACCTGTGTGGTCTACCCAATTTTTTATATACTGTTCTACCTCATAATCTTTTTTATTCATGTCTATAATTAAGTGTTGTATGTAAACTTCTGTATTTGTATTCTTACATGCATCAACTAATTTACGAACATTATCTCTAACTGTAAAAAATCTATCTGATTCATCTTTGTTGTTTACAGGCATCCATTTATTATATGTTTCACTATCATAACCTATTGCAGAAATACGAATTACATCTAATCCACTTTCTGCTATCTCTTGAATTAATTTATCATCTAATCTATAACCATTTGTAATCGTACTACAATGTATATTTTTATCTTTGATATATTTTACACATTCTATAAACTTTTTATTTAAAGTAGGTTCTCCACCACCATGTAAACTGATAGTTTCAACTTCATGTTCTATTGCATTATCTACAATCTTTACAAAATTATCCCATTTCAATAACTTTTTAAATTCTTTTTCACGACCAGAACTCTGTGGGCACATTTGACACGAATAATTACACCCACCTGCCAACTCCATATCTAACTGTCTAATCTTCTTCATGCCATCAATTCTCTTAATACAAATTTGAAGTTTGTCACATCAAATTTTAAAAAACTTTTATAATCATTTATAAGTTTATAAACATCTTTCCATACATAATCATCTTTTAATTTTGTATTCCATGTTTTACTGTAATTTAAAATACCATCCAATATAACCATACTTTCTAATGATACTCTTTTACCAAGATATTCTTTTAATAGTTTAGGATGTTTATTGGCAGATACTGCTATTAAATCTTTGTCTAATATTGATTCAATCTCTGATTTAAATGTATAACTTAAACTTTGTATCTTTCTTTGCCATTGTATATAATTATCTTCATCAAATTTACCCACCCAACCTTTTGGGTGTACTAAGAAGTTAGCTAGTAAGTAGTCTTGTATATCTTGTTTACTTTTATACTTACGAGTAAGTTTAACAAAAAAAACTCTATCATTTCTTTTATAGAATGAATCTCTTGATACTTTAGATTTACCATTGTATTTTACAAAGTCATAATCACTTTTATCAAAATGTGCTTTCATAGCACAATACATTAAATACGCATCTATTGGTTGCATTACATAGGTAGTTTTGCAGACTTAGGTAAATAGTTTAAGTCTATAGCATTTGCCTCTACTTTTTCTTTTAAACTTTTTGTTAACAATTTTGCTGTAGATACAGGTTCAATACCCATCTGTTCACAATAGATTGATATTGCTTCCAAATGTGTACATCTTTTATCAAAAGCAATCTTCTCTATTTCTAAAGAAAATGTCTTAGGGGTATGAATCGTGTTTTTATCTTCTGCCAC